CTCTAAGGAACCAGTTGCAGAAATTAAATGCCCATTTGATGATTGTGATATAACATTCATCAAAAAGGAACACTGTAGAATCCACATTGCGCGGAATCATTTGAAGAAGTCTATTGAACCGCTGATTGAGAAAAAGGCCGATTCCAAGGTTCATACTTGCATTCCATGTAAGCGTGAGTTTAATTCATATCCTGCAATTCTCTATCATGCTATGGATCATATGAAGGCTAGCGCCGATTTTAAGGATAGACTAAAGATTATCTAATCGCAGTTTATTTATATGTATTTTTTCAATATTATAAACAGAAATGGAATCTAGGGAATCAAGAGATTCAGATAATTCCGAAGTAGAATTAAGAATTATTGTTCCACGCGATCCCACAAGTAAGGAAACAGAGATTTGCCAGGAAATCCAGGTTTCCACTAAACCAGCATCCGATTCAACCGCTATTTATACAAATCGTAATGAATGTATTAATAAAACAGTTTGCACTATCTGTATCGTATCAATATCAATTACTTTATTTATCCTTGTTCTACTTAGAAACTAAGAATCACTCTTTCCTCCGGTTACTGTATTCAGTTGCATAAATAAATTATAAATATTGTAGCTGAGTGCAGAAAATCCTAAAAGTAATGTTATTTCAAAGAATGCCCTTGTCGTTGCTTTACCATAGTAGCCAATTATAAATAGTACAGGTGCAACCAATAAAATATGCATTAAGTTTACCCATAAACTTGATGAACCTTTTATCCATTTAGTATATAGCCTAAACAGATGATATGCGAAGATAAAGATAGACAATATAATAAGACATATATAAAGCCACTCCGGAGAACCGGACCTCTGGATGCCTACATATATAAGCAAGGGACTGACAAAGAAGATGTGAAAGAGACTCAAGATAATATGGTGATCAATAACCATGTTCTAACTGTGAGTAAGGAAAAGAAAGAACATATTATGCATATTTTTACAGATGGAGCATGTCCTAATAATGGAAAACGCAATGCAAATGCTGCCTGGGGAGCTCTTCTAGTTTCGGATGATGGATATATAGTTCTAGACAGATTTTCAGGAGCGATACCTGTATCTGAATCCCAGACAAATCAACGTGCAGAACTAACTGCATTATTACGAGGGCTGGAAGTTGCTGAGAAACAATTAGCTAGAGATCCCACCTTAAAAAAAATACAGGTTTGGTCTGATAGCCAGTATTCCATTAATTGTGCATCTGTTTGGGGACCCACATGGAAAAGCAGAGGTTGGAAAAAACAAGGTGGTGAAATTCAACATCTTGATTTAATTCGTGTTTTAGTGGAAAAAACTCAGAGCCTTGGATTTAAAATAGAATACAAGTGGCTCAAGGGGCACAAGGGGGGAGATTCGCAGCGTGTATTCCCTTGGATGTTTAATCACCAAGTGGACGCACTAGCAAATTCAGCTCTTCGTGTGAATTTCAATTATTAGAAATCTAGGTCACTTCTTTACGCATCATATATCCATCTGCAAACCCTGCAGCAATTAAGGCAACCATAGCAACACTAATGCCCATTGAGATAATTAGATTATATCTAGCACGTATAGTTCTAGTTGATTTTTCTTTTTCAGAAGAATCCATTTTGAATAGTATATACATGAGTATAAAGAATGCCATAAGGACTAAGATAAAAATCATTCGAGCAGAGAATATACCAATGCTAATTCCAAATCCCATATTCACAAGATTTATACTTTTGGCCATTCTACTTACGACCACCATTTTCTAGCGCCAGCAGAGACTCTTTTGGCTTCTCTGGCTAAATCCGCATCTGTCGTATGATATGTTTTTCCTTTCAAGAGAAAAGAACTAACACGTGCATAACCCCATTGCTGTTCAGTTGCACCGGGTCTATGCCCAGTTCTCCATGCTGCCATTCCACGATTATACGATTCGCGTATAAACCGCAATGGAACACCTGTAGCCTTAGCGCGATCTTCTAAGGATTTTACATTCGGAAATTTCCTGTTCCACGATGCCGTGTAACTAGATTTTCGTGTCTTAATTCCTCTATCAGTCTTAAATCCGAGATATGCCTTCGGGCTTTTCCATGATCTCGCACCAAATTTCCTAATTTCTTTTTTTCTCTGTGTCTTCTTTCTCTGTGAAAGACCTGCAAAGTATTTGTAAGGTGCAAATAGTTTACGCGTCTTCATTCTACTTATACTAATTAATTTAATCAGAAAACATATCACCTGCAGAATTTAGTAAAGTTCCAAAACCTAATCCGCCCATTATAGCAACGCCAAGTACCATAAGTACCAGACCCCCAATTTGTGAGTTATTTATCTCCTTTTTATCTGACGAACTCTTCTTTAATAATATAAAACCGGGTATGAAAAATGCCATACCAACTAATATAAAGAGAATGTGAGCAAGAGAAAATCCAACACTTATTCCAAACCCAGTCTTGATAAGAGACTTCATAGATATTGTATTTCTTGCCATTATACTAATAGAATATAAAATTTATTTTTTATTCTATTATATCAATGACTTTCTGAGCCTGATCAAGAGAGCATTTTACCCATGCCTGTGCATATGCCCATGATTCATTGCACATATAGAGTTCGGGCATATCTGGCAACGGTTTTACGGAAGCTTTCGAGGCCAGATTAAAATCATAAGGCTTATTCGCAACTGGGGCCCAATACGAGCAACCATCTGACCAAGGGTGGATCTTAAAAAACAGAGGATCGGGAATTTTCTGTGCTGGAAACAGAGAACAGATTTGCGCCATAACTTCTTTCTGAACCGCGGCCTCACTTTTCCTTGCTTTTGCAATCCACTGCTCTGCTTCTGGGCCATCCGTATAAGAAATCATAATGGTTCCCTTTGTCGGATCAATAGGTATAACATACCGAATAGGCAAATCACATACGAATTTTTCTAAACCTGCAAACCAGGCTTTTCCATCTGGTCCAAGAGGAAATACAGCATACATACGAACCAGAGGTCTCATTTTAACCTGTTCTAAAATCGGCAATCCGCGAAAACACGGTAAAGTCGCTAGCGCATCCCGTGGAATTGCAACAATTACCTTTTTTGCACGGATAGTTTCCCTTGATTTTACTGAAATTTCATATGTATCCAGTTTCTGAATATCTGTAACCTCATGTTCTAATAAAAGTTTAACTCCAGAAATATCTGCTTTCATTTTTCCGATTAAAACAGAAAATCCCCCTTTTATAACGCAGAATCCTCCATGGTTTCCTAATTCATGGTTAAGAGAATACAACGCATTTGAAGCCTTTAATGTATCTAATTCTGAACGATATTCATAGCGATTCATTAGATCTTGTGTTTTGTTGTCACCCATGGTTTTCTGAAGAATCTGTTTTATAGTCATTGATTCTAGGGATTCTTCTGAAAGTTGTGAAATGCCTAAATTTTCAAACAGACGTAAGAAATCAATTGGTTCTGCATGTCCAGGACTCTTGATAGTTCTCCATTCTATCTTATCACCAATGGGAATTGTCTCAATACCATACTCGTTTAATAAATTCAAGACTTGATGATGAGACTTATGAATTCGTCCTGCCCCTGCCTCCCAGCTAATATCTAGACCATTCACCTTGGTGTGAAATGTATAAGTGCGGCCACCGATTCCCTTATATTTTTCTAAAAGACAAATCCTTGCGTGAGGGTGTTTTCTTTTTAGTTCTCTTGCACAATACAGGCCGGCTATGCCGGCTCCTATTATACATATATCATACTCAACTGAGGGCATTACTAATTAAATGCATCATTTAATGTTTCAATCACGGCCGCTGTATTAGAGCTTGTAAATTTTCCAAGAAACTTAGAATCTTTAATGAATACAAAGGATGGAATTTGCTTGAGGCCACAATAGCCAAGAGTATACTTATTCTGATCAATATCACATTTATACCAAACAATTTTACGGTTTGATGCCTGAAGTTCCTCAAGATTTAACCGTGTGCAGGCTCCACACCATGATGCCGTAAACCATACAACCACCTGCGGAGGGTTCCTATTGCCTACGTTCAGAAGGGACTCGAACTGCTCTTGGTTCTCTAGGGGGATCATCAGTTTTTTCTGGTTTTCTATGAGTATTTTTATAAATGTAAAATACGTAACCACTAAATGCTACAAGGCTAACAGTAAATAAGAGAATTGGTATTGATGGTATTAATAAATCTAAACCACCGCCTTTTTGAACGGTGGGGGAGATAGAACCAGTTATAAATGCTTCTGGATGATCCTCTATAGATCTTGTTACTGCACCTAATGCGGATGCAGCGCCTGCCGCGGCCCTTGATCCTTCAGATGCAAGGCGCGCTTGTGCGGCTAGTGCTTCTGCTGCTTTTGTTCCTACTAATCTTCCCGCCGCATCGCCTGCATTCTCTAAACTAGTTATCTCTGGTACATGAGCTTCATCTGCAAGGACGCCTGCTGCCCCTTTTGCTACTCCTAATCCTACTGATTTTACTGTACCTAATACTCCTAATCCTACTGTTTTTACTACACCTGCTACCTTCGTTCCTGCTTCTTTTGCTGCATCTACTGCAGGTGGTATTGCACTTTTTACTGTTGGTATTATATTTTCTACTGACGATTTTACATTTCCTACGGTTGATGTTATATTTCCTACGGTTGATGTTATACTTGATAATATATTTCCTGCTGGAGATGATTTATTATTTACAACATTACCAGGAGTATTTCCTAAAGAAGCACTGTAATGATATTTACCTAAAAAGTATGATGCGCCGGGAACCCTAGCATTTCCTTTTTCAAATAGTGTTTTTGTATCAAATACAAGATTAAATATATCATATAATCCTTGAAAAATTCCAATACCAGTTAAAAAAAAGTAAAGATAAAAAATTCCACCAGCTGTATCTCCAATTAAAAATTTATTTAAAGGAATGAAGAATAGTAATACACTAATAATAGTATATGCTATAAATAACCAGGGGCGTGGAACATTTTTTGGTGATTCTTTAACACCGTCTTTAGTAAATATTCCTGCTCCGAGTCCTATTGGTCCGTAGAATGGAACTCCAATTCCATATTTCTCAATTAAATCTCGTTCTCCACACACTTGGGATATATCATAGAAATACCAGAATCCAAATAGGGGTATTATACTTAAAGTTTTTAGAAAAGCAGTAATAGGACTTCGTAAAGCAAGGTGATCTATACCCAATAATCCAGTAAAAGGAAAAATTACAAGAATCAAATATATCCAATATGACAATTGTGATCCATTCCAAAATCTACCCTGTGTAATTGCTATATCTAGCATTAAGCTTCTAATGTTTATAATTCAATTAAATAGTAAAAAGAACACCGCCAAATCCATCTGCAATTCGTAAAACATTATGATTTACTCCATATACCCTAGCATAGAATGTTGATGGAGTACTAGTGTTTCCACTTGAATCTACTGCAGTAGTCTGTCTTACAACTTCTGGAACTAGATTAACCTGTAATACAATAGAATCCATAC